ATTCTCCTTTGTTATTATTTAATAAACCAATCGGGCACATCCCGATTAGTCCATTTAGCAAACTCTTTCTTAGCACCTTTATAATAATTACGGTAACTTTGTACTACGTCATCTACTTTGTATTCATCGGGCATACATTTTGGAAAATTAATAGGGTCATATTCCTCAACTCGATTGAATATATCGAAGTTGTCTAAGTTTTTCCAACACCATTGTATCACATCTTGACATTTATGTTTTTTATTATATCTAAAATAATATTCATGACATAATGCCATGCCGTGTTTATATAACCAATAGTAATTAGCCCAAGATTCTCTTGCCCATTTAGCACAAGGATGATTATAATGTGTACGTTTGTATGGGGCTTGTCCATTAGGAAATATACTACAAAGTAATTGCGCAGTTTCTAAACACATTTTTACTATATGTTTATCACATTGATATTGTGCTGCTGTAATAGGATCTTTGTCTAGTACGAATATGTTCATGTGTTACCCCGGAGCTGTTATATAAATACTATCCTTAGATATTCTAAATACGCTATCATTTCCATTATCAGATACAGTTAAAAAGATAATATCTCCAGTTTCTTGTGAATAACAAGGATGTATTTCAATGGTTGATTCTTTATTATGTATATCTAATAGTTTTTCATATAGAAGTTTATTAAAGTCTTGATTTTCTTTTGAAAATGTTGGGTCTATTTTAATATTCATTTATAGCCATTCAGGAAGGTATGATTTTTTAGGAGTAACCCAGCTAGCTGGAATAAACCTATAGAAATTATTACCTCCTAATATTTTACCTTCATATATTATACAAATATCCGTATCATCTTCTTGTTTCTCAAAGATAACTTCTTCTAAATAAAATCTAGAATTTGATATGCGTATTAATTTAGTTCCTTTAGTCCAAGTACTTGCGATGTTTTTATAATAAGCAGTTTTTTCTGAAATACGATAATCAGTATTTCCTTCTCGTATTATACTATATCCTATACGTTCAACAGCTTTTATAATATCTTCTATTTTATATTTCATATAATTAAAATTCCTAACGGAGCCGGATAGTTTACTACTTGCCAATAATAAACGTACTCCGTTAGGTTAATTGATTTATGGCATACTATATATAAATCCTCTAGTCTTTAGGCTTAGGGTCACAAGTTCCCAGATATACTGTTACATATATTCAGTACTAGAGTTTAGCAAATCGCGGTCAGAGTGAGCTACTTATATATAGTTTTCTCCTCAATTAAAGTTATAAAGTTTACCACATATTTTACATTGGAGATATACGGTAGTTTCTTTTTGTATACTAACCCATATATGTCCAATTTGATTACAGAATCTAATCATGTTTACCCTTTAAAATTTCTTCAATAATTTCAGCTACAGTAGCATTAGTATCCATGTTTTGTAAAGCATCAATAGCTTCTTTACTAAGGGTAATAGTAATGGATTGTTTATCGGGAGTGATAGGGCAGCATTGTGTTACCCCGATCTTATTAGCTACATCTTTATATTCTTGTTTAATTTCTTCAGAGATAGAACATTTACGATGTTTGCAAGTCATATTTATTCTACCTCGAAATTAATAACTAGTTGTTTTTTAATGCTAAGCTCTTCAATATATTTATTTTTAGTATTAATTTGAAATATTCTAATAGTTTTTTTATCATTAAGATACATTTTATTAATATGTTTAATTAATTCTTCTTTAGAATGAAATTCATTAAATCCATTATAATTCATATCAATATCTTTATAAGTTAGAAGATATATCATATAATTAATCTAAATCCCATCCGATAAAAGGCTTACCGAATTCAACTTCTTTAACTTCCATTCTATAACATTCGCCGCATCCATCATAATACTTAGTAAAGTATGGCCGCCATAATTCATTGCCTTCTCTATCATAATCCGGTGCGGGATGTTTAGTAATATATGCGTCAGCTTCTTCTTTAGTTTTAAATACTAAGCATGGAATAGATACAGAATTCGGGCCTAATCCTACAACTACATATACTTTATTCATTTTAATTCCTTCATTAATTTACGCATTTCTTTAATAGCCGGTTCTTCACTGTCAATATAAGATTGCATTCTTTTTTTAATTGATTTAATAGCTTCTTTTTTTGTTTTATATAAACAATTATATATTTTTAAATCTTCTTCAGTTACATCAGTTGCTAAATAAAGTATAGGTTTTAATCCATATGGATGATTAGATCTAACTGTCCCGAACCATCGTTTCATATATCACCCCCACTTAGGTTTATATTTAGATACAGCACCACAAGTACAACCCTTAAGAAATATATCCCGACTACTACAAGTACATTGCTTGACTTGTGATGGTGGAAGTATATCTACATAAGTTTCTAGCTTCCAATTAACATCAGCAAACGTGATACTTTCAATAAGATTTTGTCCATCTTTAGTTTTATCATTAATACAGTTAAGATATATTCCTTCATAAATATTCAAGTTAACGCCGGTTATTTTAATACGTGAACCTTTTGTATTTAATACTACTTGACCCTTATAAAATTTAGGCGTAGTTAGAAGTGGTGTTTTATACATTGAATTAACTGAATTATTAGCACTTCCATATGTTCCCGGAATAGGGATAAGATTAGACATTTGTTCTACAAAATCATAGTCTTCTTTAAATGTAGTGGGAGTTGATAATACAGGATAATTTAATTCTCTAAGCACATACATATGCTTACCATTTTTAACATTATTATCATATCCAACTACTTCATATTCTCCGCCAGTATTATAACGGATTCGATCGCCCACTTTATATTTAAGAACGTATCCGCCGTGAGGGGGTTGATTAATTAATTGACATAACGTTTCAACTATAGTCCAGGGATGAGTACCAATATGTCCATCATTACTTTTTAAATCATAAGTTGCGGTAATAACATCTACTTTAATTACTTCAAATGTATCAAAGGTATCTTTAATTTTATCCCCAACCTTAAATTTTGCCATAGATTCCCTTTATGAAACGCTGTTAAATTACAGATTACTATCTGTATTGATTACCTCGTAACTAACATCATCTTCATGAAACCAACCCATCCAATGTTCTTTACCTGTTAGTCCATTGAACGTATGATTAAGTGATTTAACTAGAATGGTTTTATCAAAGGGATTTTTATGGAGTAATTCCATAATATTACCGTGTTCGTTAATACGATTTTTAGCTTTATGTGTTTTAGGAAATAGTTTAATTTTAGTCATATTTTTGTAATTGTTTTGTATATTTGTTTATAGATTTACGAATAGCGATGATATTTTTTACATTAAGATTAATTGATTTTTCAGCATTTTTTATGCGCTGTTTAATATAATAGATTCTTTTTTCATATGCTTCTTTATAAGAATTACAATAATCCTCTCGTTTTAAATATTTCAAAAAAGATTTTAGACTTTCTCCCGGATTACTTTTAATTACCTTTTTTAAAATCTTTAAATCGGTAATTCTATTATAGTATACAACCTTTTCATATACAATTAAGTTTCTTTTTTTCATAATCCAAAATTCCTTAGTTGTGAAAATCGAGCGAGATCAAGAATCTCGCTAGCTCAATTCTTTAGATAAAGTATACACTACTCCCGACTTATTTATTAATATCATCAATTCAATAATAGTGATGGGCCTCTGCGCTTCGCTATTGCTTGCACTTCAGCTATCAGTACCATCATCCCGAAGTTACGATCTCACGCTGTTTTTGTAGTCTGAACGACTCTACTTCACTTCATCAGTTTCCCAGCTCTGATTAGCCGATCGTTAGCTCGGCGGGGCTTTTATAAATTGGTTGGGGAAAGGGGACTCGAACCCCTATGAGCTAAGCTCGGTTGGTTTTAAATCAACTGCGTATACCATTCCGCCATTCCCCAGTATTGTTATAAACTAATTCCTATAATGTATACGATTATATAGAATATAATCTTGTTCTACAGTTTCATAATCTCCATTATTTAATTGTTGTAATTCTTGTTTAGTTTCATTTATATAACGTTGTCTTGTTTCAATTGCACGTTTTAATCCTTCAATTTCATCTTGTTGTCTTTTAATAAAATCATTACATTTATTTTTAAAGTATTGTTTAGCCGCATCTTTTGATTGAAAAGATAAACTATTATCGGTATCAACTAACGATATAAGAAGTTGAAGTTTACCATCCTTTATACCATATTCATATCTTTGATATACTTCAATCTCTTTTTCTTCTGTAGTTTTTACATCAACCAATACTTCTTTATTACTATCAGGAAGTTTAATCCAATCTTTTTTAATTATACTTAACGTTATCTTACGTTTGTTTTTCATAATATAATTTCCTATTGTAAATGGTCTTCAGCATGGGAGTTGAACCCATCTCTATAACGCTTATAAGACGCCATCTGACTACCGGCCAGCCGCCGAAGGAATTTAGATATATCCCATTGTATAAAGAATACAATAGCTAAACCATATAATTACAATGATTGATGGTATGTTCATATAGTGTTTAAAATTTTTTCAATGATAACTTGCATATTTTTTCGACCAATTGGATTAGCGGATACCATAATAAAATCGGTTGGTTTATATTGAATGTGTTCTTCAATGAATGTTAATACATGAGTACCGTTTAGTTCTTTACCTTCAGAATCATAACAACCCAAGTCATGATCCATCATGATAATATCCCAATTGCCTTCTTTAATTAAAGTAATAGCTTCATCGTATGTTTTAGCTACGTGTGTTGGAAATATTCCATATGCCTTTTCAATAAAGTCGGCATCTCTACAATCATCTACTAACAGTACTCTATTTACTTTAATCATAAAATAATTTCCCTCTTACTTACTTATCTAGATGAGGGATAAGCCCGATGTATGGATAAGCGGCTAAAGTTTATTTATGCTTACTTTTTTCATAAGCAATTGTAAATGGTAAAACGAAGATAATAATAAAAGGCCATAGAAATAACATTTCTATGCCAATCATTTCAGGAACTTGATATTTATAACCGCGTTTATATGTTGCATATAACCCAAGAACATATCCAATAATAAAATAGATTATAATGTATTTCATTTAACCCTCATCAGTTAGTGTATAACACTAAGACGCATACCTTTATAGGTATGCGTTTCGGGTTGTAAAACTTACGCTTTACTACACTCGAATTGGTTACTTATTTCCAGCTAAGAGTAGTGCGGTTAGCTTCAACGAATTCCTTAAGGCGTTCGCTAACTTCGCAGAGCTTAAGGGCTTGGCTACCATATACGAACAGAGGCTTAGCCGTGATACCGTGAATGTTTACACCACGTTGCAGTTCCTCGGTTTTCTTATGGCGGAATTCAACTACCTGGAAAGTAACAGCTTTCGCTTTTTGTTTCAGGGCTTCAGCTTCAGCAATAAGCCTTGCATTTTCTTTACGCAGAGCTTCGAGTTGAGCGATAGCATCTTGGTTTTCGGCAGTCTGTACTTCCATTTTCTTCATAGCTTCCATATACTTATCTCCTTTTATTTATTCTAATGAATTACCCTCATCAGCATAGGACATACCTATGGATAAGGCTATGCGTTTTAGTAGTGTAATACTATTACGCTATTAGCCCTATTTCGGGTTTACTTTAGGCAAGGAACCATGAGATAATCGCCATTACAAAACAGATTCCTGCATATGCTATTGCTATATTAGCCACAACGTCCATAACGATTCTTCCTTTCTTCTACTATGAATAGAAGGGTATTGTAGTTGTATTGTAAACGTTTACGTAGTTCATCGTCTACATTTTTCAGCTTATAATCCCGGATAAGATTATCCATTAGTCGCGTGAACGGGATACCCTTTTGGGCAGCATGACGCATTTCTGCTGCGAGTTTTTCTCTGTCAAGATTGTATCTATTTTTCATGGGACTACCATCCTTCATATGCTTTAAAACGATTAGCTTTATATGGCTGTTCATTTATCCAAAAGTATACTTTTCCATCATCGTTAATGGAGAAGTAAGTTACAGTATACAATTGTCCCTTTGTAAGTTCGGTTAAACTCGAATCAATACAAATTACTTTCATATTAAGGATTTACTCCTATGTCTATGATAATGAATTCTAATATTCGTATGCGTTACCTGTTACCCCTTTGGTTTCCACAAGATAAGTCATTATTTCGATATAATTCTGGGCATGTTTCATTGAAGGAGCAGGGGTAGATTTAAACCCATAGCCCATTGCAGTATATGTGCCGGTTACGCGGCAATAGATAATCAACCATTTTTTGTAATGGAATAACATATTAGTCTCCTCAGCGTAGGTTATATGTATACCTACGGACGCAGGGATATATACTCCGCACATTCATGCTCGGTTCAGTCTCATGGTATGGTCTTGTGACACGTATCATAACGTTTTGTCACGGGTTTATACGCATAGGCCTTTTATATCCCTTTGTTTCGACTTTATGCCTTGACCTGATCTATAATCAGGGTTTAGGCTATACACTATCCCATAAGACTATTTTCCATCGGGATTACTTGATACTATATAGGTAGTCCTATATTCAGCGTTCTCGTTCACACACCGATATACTTTGATCCTTCAGATAGTGGATTTTAATACATTGCTGCATTAATCGTGCCTGCATACGCCTTGTCCCGTCAAGCCTCATTCATCCCTATGTCCCTTTCGATACACCGATGCTACGGTATACGGTACTCAAGTTTTAGGGCATGGCTTTGCGGAGTCAACCACCCGACTATACCATGTTGGCATAGCCGTTGCAGGTTTCGGACATGATACGGGGGTTTGCAGGTTACTTTCGGGCATGGGTATGCCCCAGGTTTATATTTCCGTCTGTATTCCCGTGAATCACTCGCCTTGTGGCCTAATCCACGGATACATAACGTTTTTCTGCATATACCGATCAATTCGTCTAAATTAAGCACACACCTATGGCTGTGCCCCATGAAGCGAATCATGGGCTGGCGGAGATATAGCTCTCCCGTGGGCTAAGCATCCTGGTGCGTCATCGGCACCGTGGCGCTTGCAAACTGGTAATGCTAGCGGTGTGCCACTCGTAAGTGCTTGAAATTGTTGAGTTAAGAAATTGTTAAATCGACGATCTTTTAGGCGTATCAATGCGGAAGTAGTTGAATCGGTTTGTAAGATGGCGAATTCATTAGGGAATAAAAACTGTAGAACTAGTAGACGAATGGAAAGTTCTTAGACATACCCATAAATCCCTTGTAAAATCAGATACTTACAAAAACAAAAAATGCATACATAGGAGGAAATTAAGTATGTGAAATTATTGAGGAAAATAGTGGACATAGCGAATGGTCTACGGTATGCCTTGCTGTACGCTGAGAGAGACAGAGAAGAGAGAAGGATGATGAGAGATAGCGTAGATGAGAGATATCTCACACCATAGAGACGCTGATCAGAGACAGCGAGAATGACGCTGACAACGTAGGGGGGGGGGGCATACCTCTGACATGCACTTGCAAATTGCTAATATCACTCACAAATTTGACTTTTCCTTACTACCTAGAAACGTATTTATAACCCTTTATAATTATTAGAGAATTATAACAACCTAGAAACGAGGTAATTATATTACTCTATTTGTATATTATTGATAACAATACAGAAAATTCTTTCATTTTTTACTTGTATTTTGTTCAGAATTTAACAACTCTAATTGATGAGAGTCTGTCTCAACCGGATACTCTCTGAATAAGACCTGTCGTTAGTATTAGTGTTTGGCAACTATGAGCGAGGCTTTCGACAGCAGGGATAGCAAGGATTACGAAGAATCCATAAAGGTTATACTACCTACCCTTAATAAGGGAAAAGCTATGTACCCTGAGTTTACCAGTCAGACTTTACGACTGAGTTTAGTTGATGAAGTAATTCTTGAGTTAGTCTTGTATTTTTTTTGAAAATGCGTTAGACTGATATAAAGTTGCTTCGTCTTGTAATTGAGTATGTACCGCATACGGCTATCGCTTTCGCTGCCTTAATGCTGTATTAGAACAAGTATGTACCATACTTTCAGAGGATCGTATGACGAAGCCTCGCTAGAGCTATGCCTTTATTAAATAACCTATTAGAATTCCCCTTATATTGTATATATGTCATTAAAGATGACTTAAATAATGCATCCCTCCATTGGTCTAATGGTAATGCAATAGATCAATTAGCCCTAATTGTAACTGATTTACGTAGAGGTATACATTCCAATAAGTTATTACAGAATGCTTATAACCGGAATGCACTATCTTTAGAAGTACTTAAGATGTACGATTCCCCTCAATCTGATATAACCATTCGAGCTGATGCTGTTCTTCTATTTCAACAAACTAGTTATCTTGATATGACCGGTAAATATAACAACATACAATATAAGGTTTATAAGACTATAATGGCTGATTACCGCGATCTTCTTAGACGTATGCCCCTGGTGTATGTTACGATAAAATGTACGTCTATTGGGGCTATTGTAGTTGGTATATTTGATAATATGATTGAAGCTGATGAGTGGTTGAGTAAGACATACCCCGGTCAGGTTAATGCGCTTCGATATTGTGATAATGAGCTTACAAAGGTATATCATAAGACTAAGGGTTATAAGTTAATACGATTTAGAGAATCTCGTTGACTTATGTTTATAGGTGTGTTATAGTGGATGTTATGTTAAATCATAAAGATATAAATAAGAAGATTGAGTCAATTCTCGGTGAAGAGAAAAGATACGACTTTCGTTGTGAGTTTCGTATTGTAGAATCTGGGTTATCTTATAATGATGCTCAAGATCTATTAAATGCTATTCCTGACTATGAACGTCATTTGTATACTATTACATCATCTACCCCGGATAACTACTGTGAAGATGTGAATCTAGCGCTTTATGCGGCTCGGCGTATAGCCGAACGCAATCAACAGACGTATGTATTGTCTTTAGAGGATGGTACTTGGAGGGCTGCCTACGGGGATTGGGGTAATTGCGCCGAATATAAAGGCTCTAATCCTGCTTATTGTACCTGTGTTTGTATCCTTAAATTTATGGGTAAGCTATGATAATGACTAAGGCTTTTACTACGTTTGTTTGTGTATATACTGCGTTCTGTTGGACTTTGTTTGGAGTTAGTGCTCGGTCGGTTACGCCAGAATTTGAGCCTTATGTAAAAGAATACTATCGTAAAGTTGAGGCAAATTGTCATCCTGATGATTACAATAGTAGTCCATTTTATCAGATTAAGTTTAAGCCTCAAGTCGATGGAATTATTGGACTTTGTTATCAGAAGATTAATGGCTATAGGATTGAGATTGATCCTGATTGGTGGAATGACCCCTGGCGTACGGAAGCTGATCGTAAACAATTAATGGATCATGAATTAGCTCATTGTGTGATTTATCGTCCTCATTCTGATAATGCTCAACATTATATGTATCCTAGTCATGTAAATCTATCTGAACAAGTTGAAAATGCTCAGGTATTAGAGGATATAGTGAATAGGTGTAACTAATGGCGGATAGAGCACCCGATAATCACGAATTACAATGTAAAATCTGTGGGTTAAAGAAGAAGAGAATCCGTGAAGGAACCTACAAGAAGAAGGTAGGTAAAACTCCTAAGTGGAAGGGTGAGGATGGTCTTCTATGGAATGGATTAGTATGCGGAGAATGTCATCGTAAGCAAACTGCGGTTAGAATGACAATTAAGAGGGCTTTAGAAGAATGACCGATGAAATCCTTCAGCTTCATTTAGAGATTAGTGCTTATGTATTTGAATTACACGAATTACAGAAAGTTATCAAGGACTTAGATAAATCTGATACTGATCCTATTTTTATACAAGAAGCTGGAGAACGGTATTTAAATCTATGTAATAAGCTTCGTATTCTTCTTGAAGCGTTTTTTGCTGAAGAAGCTAAAGTAGGGTTGCCCACAGAGTTTGCTTATAGAAAATTGTATAAACAACTCAAGGCTTAAAAACGCGATTACCTGATTTTGTTGGTCTACTCTGTAGGTGTATCCATGTCAAAGTCGCATCGGGATGTTCCATATACAGGTCACATCTTTCTAATATAGCCGGATCATTAGCTATAAATTCCTTTAGTTTCTTATCCCCATCTCTAAAGTCGATAGCTTGGCAACTCATATGAGCAGATGCCTTGGATCCGCCTATTTTAGCATTGTGCTCTGGCGATCTATATCCGCTAGTTACATACATCGGTTGTCCATATTCTTTACGGAATAGATTAACTCTACGAAGTAGCTCTTCTGCATTCTTTCTATAATCTTCAGGGAGATCCTCTAATTTAACATCCCCTAATAGCTCTTTTATTGTAATCATTGAGTTTTTTCCTTTCTTTCTAAAATCACAGCTTAAGCATTTTAACCATCCGAGATTGTTCGGATCTTCGAGCATATAACATAAGCAGATATTACATATTGGTTCTGGAAGCATTGTATTTAAGTTGTTATTTATTTAACAACTGTATTTGAAGAGTTAAATCAACGGACACAGCCGCATTAAGGCAATTACAATAAGGTCATCACGATTTACAACTTCAGCAATTATATTAAACACTTAGAGGTCGTATGCGTAATATCGATAAAGCTCTTCTTTTATGTCTTTTTGGCGGATATACCGCTAAGCTCGCAATTCTAGGTTCTAATTATTCAGACGCTCTTATTATCCTAGTATTAGCTGGAGCACATTTTCTATACAATAGCCAAATTCAGAATAAACAAATTCAAGAATTAACTAATCGTTTAAATGACTTAGAAGTTAAGCAGAATGATCAGAATAAGAATGTAGAAGATATTAAATCTGCAATTTCTTCATTGAAAATTAGCCAAGGACTTCGCCCAGCTAAATAATTATGAACATTGAAAAAATGTTAGAAAAATATAATTCAGTTGAAGAGTTGAAAATTTTTTGTTCTGCTCAGATGAAGCAGATTCAAACTCTTACTCAAAAGAATAAAGAGTTAACTGAAAAAGTTGAAAAACTTGAAGGTAAGAATAAAGAATTAATGAAGGCTAGCGCTGGTGGTGCTCCAGCAGCTATTTTAGGTAATCCAGCAATCAATCTTGGAATGATGGATGATGCTAAAACTATTGCACAGATTCAATTAAAACTTCTTAAAGATGCATCATTTGAACGTGAATTAGATACTGACGAAGCTAAGCGCGTTGAGCTTTATAATAGAATTTTAAAAGAAGAAGCAGCTAAAGATAAACCACTTCAGGCTACAGTAGAAGTTGTATCTGAAGCTGAACTTCTAAAGCTGGTTGAATAATGGCTGAAAAGGCAACTCCTAAAGTTAGTAAATCCGAAGCTCTTGCCGAGCTATGGCGTAGGGGTTCGCTTCAGTGGCTTCTTGATCGCAATCAGAAAGAACTTTATAAGCTATTCCATGAATCTGATCATAAGATTCAAACTTGGCTTCTTGCTCGCCGTTCCGGTAAGACTAGAACCCTTTGTGTATTAGCTCTAGAAGTTTGTTTAAAGAATCCTAAAGCTATTGTAAAGTTTGTATCTCCTACTCGTTTACAGGTACAAACTAATATTCGTCCTCTTATTCGCGATCTTCTTGAAACTTGTCCTAAAGAATTACAGCCTGAGTTTAAAACTCAAGACTTTATTTATTACTTCCCTAATGGGGCAGAATTACAGCTAGCCGGATCCGAGAATAAGAATGTAGATAAGCTTCGCGGTGGTAGTGCCAATATTGCAATTATCGATGAGGCTCAGGACGTATCTAGTTTAGACTATGCTATTAAATCTGTATTACTTCCTACTACTCTTACCACTAACGGTAAGATCCTATTAGCTGGAACTCCTCCTCAGAATATGGACCATGATTTCATTGCTTATATTGAACGAGCAATGGAACAGGGTACTCTTATTAAGAAGACTCTATATGATAATCCTCGATTAACTCCCGAACAAGTAGAACAATATATTTCTGAATATCCTCTACGTGAAAAAGATATTGGATTTCGTAGAGAGTGTATGTGCGAGTTAATTAAAGATGAGTCTATTGCTGTAATTCCAGAATTCACAGATGAGCTTAAAAGTATAATTATTAGAGAGTGGCCTAGACCTCCTTACTTTGATAGCTACGTTGCAATGGATTTAGGTGCAATTGATTTAACTGCTGTACTTTTTGGTTATTATGATTTCCGGGCTAATAAGATTATTATTGAAGATGAACTAGAAGCGGATTTCTCTAAAAGAGATATGAATATCGGTAAGTTAACCGATATGATTAAAGCTAAAGAGGAAGAACTTTGGGTTAATCCGCTAACTAATGAAGTTAAAAAACCATATCTTAGAGTATCAGATATTAATTTAATTGTTACTCAAGAGATTGCTTTAAAATCTCATGGTCAAGTTAGCTTTTCATCTACCCGTAAAGATGATAAGGAAGCGGCGATTAATAACATGCGTTCTCTTCTTGGTGGTGGAAAAATCATTATAAATCCACGTTGTAAGCATTTAATTCGTCATTTAGATAACGTTAAATGGTCATCAGCTAAAAATAAACAAACGTTTGGGCGTTCGCCTGATAATGGTCATTATGATTTCGTAGATGCTTTAATTTACATGACTAGAGCAATTTCATATAGTAAGAACCCGTACCCCGCAAATTATGACTTAGGTGGTGGAGATTTATTTGTTAAGAATGCGGAATTTGCTAGAGATCAACGTCGTTCTCAATCTGTTGCTGCTTTATATAAAGTTTTTGGAAAAAGGAAATAAAATATGAGTAATAAATCAAATATGTTAGGAATGAGCGATACTTCAGTTTACTTTGCTGCTAAAGATGCTAAAGAAACTGCTTCAATCCTTTTAGCTAAATCTAAGTCATTCTATAACGTATTAGAAGCTAACTTCTACCTTGAAAAACTTGCTAGAATGTGGCGAGTATACCACGGCTGTTTTGAAGTATCTGTAGGTGGGGGTCATCAGATTAGTTTTACTGGTGAACAGGAAGAATTAGTAAGTTTACACGTAAATCACTTCCGTAACCTTGCACAGCATATCTTTGTGATGATTACGTCTTCCCGTCCTACGATGGAAGCTCGTGCAATTAATAGTGATTATAAATCAATTGCTCAAACATATTTAGCTAATGGTATTCTTGATTATTATATGCGTGAAAAGCATCTTGAGGATGCTCTTAAAACCGCAGTTGAGATGGCTATTATTTTAGGTGCCGGGTTCATTAAGATGGAGTGGAATGCTACATCTGGTGATGTATATGATATCGATGAAAATGGTATTGAAATTAAAGAAGGGGAGATTGAATTTACTAATCTTTCACCATTCGATGTAGTGTTCGATGGATCCCGCGAGTCTCATAAGCTTGACTGGTATATGATCCGCACCTTTAAAAATCGCTTTGATCTCATGGCTAAATATCCTGAACTAGCCGACAATCTTAAGGGTATTCCTTCTAAATCAGATAACTCCATTTATCGTATGGCTCTTCTATCCAATGATAATACTGATGATATTCCTGTATATGAGTTTTATCATAAAAAGACTGAAAGTATGCCTCAAGGTCGGTATATGCTTTTTGCCGACACCGAAACCGTAATGCTCGATACGCCACTTCCTTACCGTCTAATGCCTATTTTCCGCGTATCTGCTGGTGAAATCCTTGGAACTCCTTATGGTTATTCACCAATGTTTGATGTATTTCCAATTCAACAGGGTATTGATGGTCTATATTCAACCATTATGACTAACCAGAGCGCGTTCGGTGTTCAGAACCTATTCGTTCAACGTGGTTCTGATATTTCTATTGATAGTCTACATGGTTCAATGAATATTATTGAAGGTAATAGTAAACCTGAGCCTCTAAACTTAACTGAAACTCCTACAGAAGTATTTAAGTTTCTAGATATGTTAATTCAATCTGCTGAAACTATTTCGGGAGTTAACTCAGTAGCACGCGGTCAACCTGAAGCTTCTCTTAAGTCTGGAGCTGCTCTTGCTCTAGTTCAATCTATGGCGCTTCAATTCGTTTCTGGTCTTCAGCAGTCTTATGTTCGTCTTGTAGAAGATACCGGCACTGCTATTATTCAGATTCTTAAAGATTATGCAAATACTCCGAAAGTTGCTGCTCTTGTTGGTAAAAATAACAAGATGCTTCTTAAGGAATTTACTGGAGAAGATCTTCAATCTATTAATCGTGTTGTAGTAGATATTGGTAACCCCCTTTCTCGTACAATTGCCGGTCGTGTTCAAATGGCTGAGCAAATGATGCAGATGGGTATTATTAAGGATCCTACTCAATATTTCCAAGTACTTAATACTGGGCGCTTAGATCTAATGTTTGAAGGTGATATTAGTCAGCAACTTCTAGTTCGTCGTGAGAATGAGTGGTTAGCTGAAGGTAATAACCCAATTGTTGCACCTACTGACTTACATGCATTCCATATTCAAGAACATAGAGCCGTTCTTGATGATCCAGATATTCGCATGAATCCACAGGTAACTCGTATTGTTATGGATCACTTACAGGGTCATATTGACATGTTAACTAATACGGATCCTAGACTATTAATGTTAACTGGTCAGCAACCCCTTCCCCCTCCCGGGATGGAGCCCGCTCCTCCTATGGGACCTCCCGGTCAACCAGGGCAGCAACCTCCTCAGGGTGGACCTCCTCAACAAGGTAAAACTGAATTAGCTGAAGCAGGAAATAAGCAGAATCCTGAAATGCCTCAAGTTCCTGCTGGAGTATTACCTAATCCTGAACTTCAACAACAGTCTATGGGAAACGTGAGTAATTAATGGACGATTATAAAACTCCTAATTACATGGATGTTCGAGAATATAAAGCTGATCAATTACAGCAATTTCTAAAGAAAATTGCTGAGTTAGAAAGTAATAGTGGGCAGAATACTGAACATGTTCCAATGAAAGCCGGAATGCATAAGGGAACTGCTGCGGTTGGTAACTATGGATTAATGCCTTTAACCGCTCAAGACCTAGATCGACAATATTCGGTAAATGAACTTCAGAATATGCCTAAAGAGGACGTTCAGAAAAAACTCGAACAAAATCCAGAACTTCAAAAGCGCTTAGCTGAAACCCTAGCGAGTAAATTACTTAAAAATAATCCAGAAGACGTTGCAGCTCATAAATGGCTTTATGGTCAATATTCTAAACCTACGCCTAAAGAATTAGAAAAATCTGAAAGAATTCGTAAATTTAGAGTACTTTCTAATGCAAAATGACTGTAAGATTATACAATTTAAGTCTAAAAATAATCGTAAAGTTCGATTTAAGCCAGCGGCTTTTAACTATTTTGCGCCTTTGTTTTTCGTTAGTTTAAGTTTTAATATTTTACTTTTAGCTTGTTTTTTATTAAAGGATTAAATTGTGCCAGCTCCTACTAATCTAAATGCCGGTCAATTAGATTCCAATCAAATTCTTCAACGAGGATTTGACGAATCTACAGATCGTCATCGTGTAGATGCACAAGTTACTGTAACTGCTGTAGATACTGAAGTAGAGGTTGAAGTAGATGCTGCAGATGGCGATAATATTGCTATTGCCAATGAAGATGGTTCTAAGAAAGTTACAGTAACTACAATTGGGTCTAAAGAAGCATTAGATGTTAATGTTGCTAATTTAGATATTACTGTAAATACTCCAGTAATTACAAATATTAGCATACCTACAGCTGCTGTTGAGCAGAGTTTTTCAATTCCCGCTGGTACTAAACGTATTTGTGTTAAGATTCGCGGAAATGCTCAATTAAATATTGCTTACGTTTCTGGTCAATCTGGAACAAATTATATATTAATTCCAATTGGTTCTGAGTATATTGAAGATAATTTGAATTTAACTTCATCATTGACAATGTATTTCCAAGCTAATAAAAATACTCAGGTTTTAGAAATAATTACATGGAGTTAACAACTATATATGAAAGCAATGATGCTTTTAATAAAGGGGAAATAAATGATTAATAAAAATAAATTAGTATTTGATCCAGCAGACGCAGCTAATTCTGACTACGTTGGTTCATATCTAATTAGCGCCGATGGTACTGAGCTTACTCATACCAATGTCGGCGGTAAAGATGGATTAGATGTTAATATTATTAACACTAGTCTAGTTGTAACTGCAACAGATCTTGATATCAGAGATTTGGATGCTGCCCAAGATAACATTGCCATTTCTGATGGTACTGAAACTCTATCAATTACTGCTTCTGGTCAGGCTGAAGTTGCTGTAACTGCTGCTCTTCCTTCTGGTAATAATAACATCGGTGACGTTGATATTGCTAGTATGCCTGGTCAATTTGCTGAAGATTCAGCTCATTCTTCAGGTGCTCTCGGTAATTTCATTCTTGGTGTTAGAAACGATAGTAATGCTGTACTGACGTCTGCTGATGGGGATTATTCTCCAATTGCTGTAACTTCAGCTGGTATTATGAAGGTGGCTGTTAATTTTAGCGCAGCTGATGGTGGATCACTCCCAACTAACCAAGCAGTAATTGCTGGTTATGATG